ATAAATATCGTAAAGGAAACATGGCTAGTACAACTAGACTAGTAAATGACCAGAAACAATTAGAAGAGAGAGTTAAAGAAGATGCTCGGATTCTTGCTGAAGCGCGTGGTATTACCATTACTCCCGCTGTCAACGATGCTGCCATCGGTGGACAAGAAGTTCGAAACATTGGACCTAATGAGCAGGCAACTATCAATGCACTCAACAATGCCATCAAACGGATCGAAGCTTTGAGCGTCACCATCAGCAAAGCCGAGAGATTAGATGATGCACAGATACTCACCCCCAATGCGTATACCCAGCAGCTAGAAGATGTTTTTTCACCAGAGGAAGATGTCTATGTAGTGTTACCCAAACTTGCCTTCCCTGACGTAAAAGGAGTCATCGATCGTAGAGATGCATCACCAACAAACTTCACATTCTCCATAGCTTCACAACTGATGACCAAATTATCAGCTACTACACACACAAAGATATTTACTGAGTACACCAAGATTGCTGCTAGTGCATTAGGACCTGAGATCTCCACAGAAGGAATCCCACTGGTTAGCTTCATTGATAAACTCGATTTGTCAGATGCTGAAACTTCAAGATTACCAGTCATTCAGGATTCAATGGTCGTACAGAAGGGAGAATGTGTGGTTGGAAATGCAGAACAGGGCATCAGTACCATTTGGATAAAGAGAGTACCCTTCGTTGGTTCAGAATTCCAACAACTGATCGATGAGCTTCTCTGGCAGTATAGTACCAAGTCTCTGACCACTAAGGAACAACGTAGGCAAAGGATAGTAGAGATGGTCAATGATCGAAGGATTATGATACAGAACCTCACTCCAGCTGAACGCCCACAGGTGATGAGACACGTAACAACCGAAATCAATAATGGGTTGTTCCTCAAGATGTCACCGGTTGCCCAGTTGTACATATACCACCTGAACCGTGCTTTCATTGACGGAGTAGGATTCACACCCTTAGCACAAAAACAGCAACAACTTCAACTGCAGCTCAAGTCCAACATCCTCACGGCCAATCTCATCAGATCTGCCATAAATGGAATGAACACCGAGTCCAACCAGGAGATTGCCATTAAGATGATGCAAGCAGCACAACTCCGTAGAGCACCCCTTGAAGTAGCATTCCCTATGCATGTTTCACTGAGTCCTGAGATCATAGTGCAATGTTTCATCATTTGGATGTCCATCCCTGAGGAACTACTGAGTGATAGATCTAACTTCACAATTGCAGCCGTCATCTGGGCAGGATTCTCTACTGATGACTCATATGCTGACATCATGAGAAGAAGTGCTCGCGCTTCTGACAGACAAAACTATGACATCATTAAAGCAGCACTCACCAGTAGGAGATTCAGACTACCCAGAGCTGCAACTACTTTGGTTGATGAGAACGAGCCTGTTGTCAGACGTTATCAGATCGGCAGTGTGTATGCACCTTTCCCAGTTGATCGATACGGCAACCCAGTGTATAGCAACTGCAACAAGGTAGAACTAGCTTCAGACTACAATGCAGAAGGGTTCACCATACGCAAGGATGATTTTAGGGCTCTGCAAGCTGTTCTGAGGATTGATGAGGACCGAGCGTCAGACATGTTCACGACTCTGCGGATCATCATCTCTTCCATTCCTGCAGTCTGGTATGATGCTGAAGTGGTTCACTACCCCCACGTCACTGTAGAACTCGAGACTCTTGCTGCTTACGGACTCACCGGTGCCTATCCCAAAACCAACCACGGCGTTAGCACTATTGTGAAGACTGTCAACAACATCAGTGCCACATACAGTACTATCGCTCAGATGCTTTCCACTATAGATCTAGATCCAACTCGATACGGCACCTCCGAGTCCATTGAGAGATTCAAGACAGCTTGGGAGAATGTGGAAGCAATCCTACAGATGGACGGTAACGATTTTGTCAAGACCATCATGTATGCTTATGAAGAAAACTTCCCTAAGAAAGACTTCTACATGATGTTGAAACAGATCGCGAGTGACGGACAAGGTGCTCATCCCATCGCTGCCGCCATAGATGAACTTCGCACTATAGTGTACCGTGAGCCAGAGAGATTCGGATACATTGACTCAGTCATACTGACTCATAATCCTGATGTGGACGTAGGTTACAACAGATTCTTCCATCTACATCCCGTAGTCACAAATCAGGCATCTAACACCATCAAGAATGCTGAGCTGTGGAATCAGATGAGGCTTGAGATGCAACTCGAGTTTCTGAAGGCTGGACCTGTAAGGGTCGTCGGTCCATTCCATGTCACATACAATTTCTTGTCTGAAGAAGAGGATTTGCCAGCTACCAGCCATCTCGTTATGGAAGACAACCTGACAATACAGCAACATCTCACGTTCAACTTTGTCAAGAGAGAAAGAAGAAACAATAAGAAGAGAGTTGAGTCGTTTAGATATCGGGTGTCTGACATGTACGTCGCTGTGAGGATTTCCAAGTTTAAGTTAGAAGTGCTCAGAGATCTTGGAGACTTTGTCAGGCCCCGCACCTACCTCAACACTTCCAAGAGCCCACTTGCCACCACCCCAATCCGTGTTGTAGAGTATGTGAGATAGGTAGTGAGTGGCTTCGCTGCCTATCGATCATCAATCAGCTACTCAACATCACTAATGGTCAAGAATGTTAACTAGTTGTATTGGCCTTCCTACCTTTCGCTAGGGTGATGATCAACGAT